CTGTAGATATAGTTGATAATGCTGTAGCCGAATGGGTTGAGTTCTTTGTTGCACCAACTGCCCGTTCTCCTATGACCAAGGCTGATAATGCTGCTCAAGTAGCAGATGACCTTAAAGCAGCCGAGCGATTGATTAACAATCTAGAAACAAGAATGCGTGATAGGGCTAGGGAGTTTGGATTACAAAGAGAAGAAGTCCCAACTCTTTATGGTTTAATTCGACGAGTTCAATATCTTAAGACATTAAAAGACCCAAAGATTGCAGGAGAAATCCGCGCTGCGGAGTTGGCTATTACAAAGGCTGCAGGAGATATTAATACTCTTGCCCCTGACCTTAATACAGTAAATGCTACAGTTAAAAGCGCTTATGACGATATCGATGCACTACTGGGTTCTATGGGCCCGACCCGTAAAGAACTTGCTGATGAGTTCTCTGTTGTAGATAATGCTCGGATTCGTAAACGCGGACGTCAAGAAGAAGAGGGTTATGTCTTAAGTAATGGACAGACTGTTATGCTTCCTCGTCTTGAAAGTCAAAATCATTTAGGTTCTGCTTATAAGGCTGAAATATCTAACCGCAATACACGCGAAATAGAAATTCTTGGCGATAAACAATTTGCCTCTCGTCTTAAAATGATAGGTCGTCGTACAGCAGGTAATATTACTGATGTTACTAACCCATTATATTTTGACGAACTTGCTTATACCGTCAATAACTATATGCGTGGAGACCCATTAGTTGACCAGATTCTTGCTGGTCGTTCTCGTAATGAAATTATTCAAACTTGGGGCCTAAAGCGTCCAGGACGTTCTTACGCAGATGAATTTGGTCGTGACCCTTCAGACATCATAGATATAATTGATGACCAGATTTCATATGTCAATCGTTATCTACCGACTTTAGAGGCAAGAGCCGCTGCTCTTCAAGGTGAGGTTCGTGGAAATCAGTTAGCCCAACTATTAGGCGACAAGTTAGATAGACTGACTCCTATTAATCCGCTTGAGAACAAGTACGCAACACCTCTTATACAAGCCAAAGGTTTCCTAGATGGGTTCGACAGACTTACAGGAAAAGCCTGGGCAGGTCTTGCTGCTCCTGAAAATATCATTCGTTGGGCTTGGGGTAGCGTAGAACTTAAGACACGTACTGCGCAAAAATTAGAATTACTAGCATCTCAAGGCTATGAAATTACAACAGGAACTGCTAACTCAGTTCGTCAAGCAGCAGCAATTGAGATGGTTAGAGAAGCAGAAAAAACATTCTATTCGGTACGTCGTCAGAATAGAGCATTGTTTGCTGCTCGTACTGTTCTTGCTTTCCCTAACGCATCTGCTAGCGGTATATATCGTTATACTCGCTTTGCTGCTAAATCGCCTCAGCGTATGTCTGGGTTCCTTAACTCTTACTATGGAGTTTATAACTCCTTCGGTGTAGATAAATATGGAAATCCAGTTGAAGATGTTTTAGATGCCGAATATTTATTGGTTCCTGGAACTAAAGAACTTGGTTTAAAAGATGGCCAAGGGATAATGGTTGGAACTAGGGCTATAAACTTCCTTGCTAACTTTGCTGGTCCTTCATATATAGTTCCTGCTGCCTTAGGTCAAGTATTGGCCCTAAAGCCTGGAAACGATAAGATTATTAAACAAGCAATTGAAGATACATTTGGTCAATTACCTGGGTATTCTTACGAAGAGTTGTTCCCATATGGTCTTGAAACAGATTTAGGCAAGGCTGGAAGTCAAGTATTTACCCCTGCTTGGGCCCGAAACCTTGCACTATGGGCAAACGGAGATGACTCAAAGAAAGAATGGGTTGACTCTTATACCTCTGAGTGGAATTACCAAATGGCTTTATATGATATGGGAATTGGTAAAAAACCTACAGAAAAATCAGTAACTAAAGCAGCAAGAGCAAAATTTTTTGAAAAGTTTCTTTGGCAATTTGCTTCTATTCTTGGCACTCCAGCAGTAGTAGATTCTCGTCCTGACAGTATCTTCTCAACATATTTTAGAAATGCTGTTGATAAGTATAAAGCCCAAGGTATGAGCGATAGAGATGCCAAGGCCGCTGCCGAGGTTGAACTTAATACTCAGGTTGTAGCATTTGGAGCAAAAACTCCATTCCCAATGGAACGTTTGTATTATGGCTCAAAACGTCGTCCTAAAGCCACTTATGGAATTTCAAATGCTGAAGGATATAGCAGAGTCTTCGAAGAGTTTTCAGGTCTTGCAAAAGAATTGGCCCTTAAAGATAAAAATCTTATTGGTCTTATTACTGCCGACCTTGCTGGTGAAAAGTCAGACCCTAATATAGTCAGGATTTTAAACAAACCAGGAGTTACTCTACCTGACGGAACAACGTTAAACTTACCACTTAAGTCAATAGCAGATGTTGAAAAAGACATTGAAGTAGGTAGAGTATGGAAAGCCTACATTGCCTATAAGGCTGACCTTAATGAACGTGCTAGAAAAAAAGGATTTGCAAGTTATGCTTCCGTAGAAGTCTTACGTGACGCACTTAAAAACTATGCAAATCAATTAGGCGAGTTTAGTCCAGATTGGAAATACGCATTTAAATTAAGAAAGACTCAAAATACTGCTTACAAATATTCTTGGGGTTTAACTAAGATTGTCAACAATGATGCTTTTATGAAGAAACACGGCAATACTCAGTTCTGGTTAGATACAGAAGCACTGATGCAATATAGAGATAATTATGTTAAATTATATCAAGATGCTCCTTCGGGGAGTAAATCAAAAGTACAGAATGCTTGGAATGAATATCTTAACCAAGTGATTCCAATAGTAGACCCAAAACTTGCAAACATTATTGACATATATCTTGAAAACGATATTCTAACAGAGGTAGGTAATGAGTAGATATAGAGATAACGGAAAACCAACCATTCCAGAACCAGATACCTCTGGTCTAGATTTTTCTGCTAAAGGTACTGGAAAGACTATTAACTATATATGGATGCCAGATAAAAATGGTAATCTAGTTAAAAAAGATTCTGCCTTTATCAAGAAGTCCTTTTCTACTCTATCCAAATCTGCTCAACGAATACTTGCTGAGTATGTAATTGCTGTCCAGAATCGTCAACCTACCGATGCTGCTCGCAGGACCGTATTTAATAGTCTTATAGATGCTGCAGTTGCTTCTTACAAAGAGGGCAAAAAGAATACTCCTTGGGACATCTTGGAGATTCAATTAAAGAATGCCCCTAAGACCAGCGATACAAAGATTACCTATACTGACTATGACAAGTTTACTGCTGACGCAATCCTGAGCCAGGCTGCAAAAGCAATTGGTTTTTCACAGGGACCATTTGCCCAATTCGGAGAATCAGACCTTGCTGACTTTTACGAGAAGTTAACAGAGGCCGCGAAGGCTAGTGGTAAACAAACCAAAGTTGTAGTTCGTCCAGATGGCACAGAAGAAACAATTGTCAGTGGTAGCGCTTTTGATGCTAACTCTTTTGCTAAGAACTACCTATGGGCCAAGGTTAATATTGGTGACCCAAAGACTTTGCCTACCTCAGTTATCAATCAAATTGATTCTTTAAGGTCAGTAGCAAAGGCTAATGGTTTAGGTTATCTAAGCGATAAAGAACTTGCTAACTATGCGGTTCAACTAGGCAGAGGCGAAGTTGATTTAACTAGCCTACAAAAAGAATTTAATGCAAAGGCTGCAGAACTTTATCCACTATTCGGTGACCGCCTAAGGGCAAATCCTAAACTTACTGTTTTAGATTTAGTACAACCTTATGTAAGTCAAATGGCTAAATGGTGGGAAATTGACCCATCAACAATTGATTTAGAAAACCCAGATTTAGATAAATTTATTCGTCCAGATGGAACAGCAGGTAAAGCCCCAATGGGAAGCCTTGCTGACTGGACTAATTATCTTAAGATGCATCCTAATGCTGACAAGACAAGTTGGGCTTCAGAAGGAGCACGCGATTTAGCAACAGGCTTTGCCCGCGTTGCAGGATTCGGAGTATAAATGGTTGACTCAGCAGCAGAGGCAAGGCTAAGAGCAGAAGCCAGAGCCAAATCAAAAATTACCGCAGACGCTGACCCTTTAGCAGCCTTACAAAAAAGCGTTGCAGAATCTAAAGCACGGGTTGAAAAAAAGAATATAGAGATTCCAACTATTGCTTTAGAGCAGGCAGTTAATACTGGCGACGCAAATGCTATTGTAGATGCTGCTAAGGCAGTTGCTAAAGCCGAGGGCGGAAGTGCTACAACTCAAGCATCTAATGCTATTAAGGCAGTTCAAAACGCTACCCCAAAGCCAACTTTAAATCCAGCCAATATTGCTCGTGGTGATACGGTTAAATGGGTAGGTGGAGTAAGTGGTAATTGGGTAATACAACAAGGTACAAATGTTGTAACTACTACAGCAACTACAAAACCTGTTGTTGGCGGAGGAAAAAAAGAAACTCGTAGAGAATTACTTGGCGCTGGAGCAAGTAGGGTTTTAAGGGTTTATTACGATGATGGTTCTTTTCAAGATTTTCCATCTCCTGATACCAGCGAAAATAATGATGATGATGCTGGCGATGGTGGTAATGGAAGTGGCACAAGTATTTTTGGAAGTGTGGCTGGAACCAGCACTACCCGTACTTTAGGTAGAGACCAATTTAAAAACAGTCTAGCCTTATTCTTTGGCGCTGCTGAAGCAGCAAAACCTTGGGTAGATGCACTCTATGATGTGGTATCAAAGTTTTACAGAACTGGTTCTGATGTAAACGAATCATTTAATCTAGCACTTCAAGATGCCCGTAACAATCCTGCTTTGAAACCATTTACCGATAGATTCAAGGGTATATATGCCCTTCAAGATTTAAAACTTACAGGTAAGCCAGTGCTTGTTCCGACCATTGCTGAGTATGTTGTATCCCAAGCAAAGATGGCGGATATTCTTACTGAGGCTAATCTAGGAAGTATCGCAACTGATGAATTTACAACTGAACTTATTAGCAAGGGCAACTCGGTTAGCACTATTGCTGACAAGATAGCCAAAGTATATCAACGTATTGATATGGCTCCTAAAGCCATTAAGGATACTTTGGGTCGTTACTTTCCAACTGTCGATAGAACTACTCTTGCTAAAACCCTTCTTACTGGACAAAAAGGTGTCAACGAACTTGTTGATGAACTTGAGCAGTATGAAGTTCTCGCCGCTGCTGAAGGACAAGGACTTGGAGCAATCAATAGAATTGGTGGAGTTGACCTAGGTAGAGCACAGGAATATGCTCGCAGTGGTCAAACCTTTGCCTCTCTAACGCCTCAGTTTAGCAAAATTGCTAGAGCACTTCCTACCACAACTAAACTTTCTCAAATTTCTAAAGTTGAAGATATTGGTCAAGTAGGTTTGGAGAAGGCTCTTATTAGTCAATCTGCAAAAGAACTTGAAAAACTACAAGAATTAAGTGAAGAAGAAGAAGCCCGTTTTTCGGCTAAAGCAGGACGAGCAGAACTCGGACTTGCATCACAGCGCAGAGCAAATCGCGCTTTCTAAATAGAATCCTGAGCGGACCCATCGGCCCCGCCAGAGTAACAGACCGATAGCAAGAGCCAACCCACAGTCCCCGCGTGGTAATTGAGGCTTGCGACTAACAACGAATAGAAGGGTGGTTGCTATGAGCAACAACTACTGGGAAGACGAAGAAGACGAACTAGATACCAATGATGGTCTAGATGGCAATGACTTAGTTAAGAAACTACGCAAAGCCAAAAGGTCAGATGAGAAACGTATCAAGGAACTTTCTGAACAACTTGAGGGATTCCTCAAAGATAAGAAAGAATCAACCGTCCGTCAGGTCCTAGAAAAGAAGGGCGTAAACCTAAAGGCTGCACGTTTAATTATGAAAGACTTGGAAGAAATTAACGAAGAGACAGTTACTAACTGGCTTGGAGATAATGCCGACCTATTCGGAATTAAAATGTCAGATGCCCCCGAAATAGACAGGAACAACCTTGCTGCATTACGCAATCAAGATGTTCTTACTCAGGGAGCGGTTACTCCCGACAAAACGCAAGATGTTGAATCGCGTCTAGATAACGCATCCTCTACCGAGGAGATTCTAAGTCTCTTGCGTTCACAACAATAATCCGTTCATAGTCAAGGAGACTAAAACTAATGTCACAATTTACATCAACCGCGAGCACATCTCTCGGTGGTACAGTTGGTGGCGCAGGTCTCGTACAGAAGGCGTATGACCGTCTTCTCGAGTTCGCTCTCCGTTCAGAACCACTACTTCGTTCTGTCGCAGATAAGCGTCCTGCCCGTCAAGCAATCCCAGGTTCAACTGTAGTGCTACAGCGCTATGTTGACTTGGATGCAAAAACTTCAACACTAACAGAGACAACTGACCCAGATGCAGTTGCTCTAACAACCCCAACATCAGTAACCATTACTCTTAACGAGTACGGTAATGCTGTCCTAGTAACCCGCGCTCTTGAGTTATTCTCACTAGCAGACGTAGACCCAGCAATTGCAAACATCATTGCATACAACCTTGCTGATTCTATCGACAAGGTTGTTTCAACAACTCTTATCGGCGGAACTAACGTAATTTATGGTGGTAGCACTGCTACAAGCACCGCAACAATTACTGCAGCCGCAACAATTGATTCAGCAGACATCCGCAAGGCTGTCGCTAAACTCCGTGCTAATAAGGCCAAGGCTCGCCGCGGCTCTTACTACTGGTGCGGTATCCACCCAGAAGTTTCCCACGACCTGCGTGCAGAGTCTGGAAACCTAGGCTGGAACTTCGCTCACATCAACTCTGACCCAGCCGTTAATAACGTATGGGCAGGAGAAATTGGCGATTACGAAGGAGCATTCTTTGTTGAGTCTTCTCGTTTGCCAAATGCTAAAGATGGCGCAGACCAGGCTACTCTTGCCACAACCGCAGTAACCGTTGCAGGTACATCAGCAGGCTTCACCTTCGGTGTTGCTTCTTCTGCTGTAATTGCAACCCGCGCTGAGATTGGCGACAAGATTTCTGGAACTGGCATTGCATCTACTGCAAAGATTACTGCTATCTCAACTTCAGGTTCAACAACTACATTCACTGTAGATGTTGCTAACACTGCTGCAGTTACCACTACAACAACTGTAACTGTAACTCCAGTAACACGTGTATTTGATACTATCCTCTGCGGACAGCAAGCACTTGCTGAGGCTGTTGCAGAAGAGCCACACATTGTTATCGGAAACGTAACCGATAAGTTGATGCGCTTCCGCCCAATGGGTTGGTATGGCGTACTCGGCTTTGCACGTTATCGTGAAGAAGCACTGTATCGTATTGAATCAGGCTCCTCAATCGCTGCTCTCTAGTTGATTGACTCTGAGGGGTAGGCCTAGAAATCTACCCCTTCGGGGTGAGTTCATTAGGAGGACTTATGACTGAATATATTTTTACAACCCCTGTGGTTGAAGAAGGCCCAGCAGGTCAAGCCCGCCTATTCTACTTTTATAAACTTGACAGAGGTATTACAATAGTACTAAAGCCTACGGGTGGGTACGCACAAATTCGCTACCCAGTTGATGGTGACTTGTCAGCATATCCTGCAGTATATGCAGGTGGCTATAACCACACAGTAGATGATGCTACTAAGGCAGCCCTAATTGCTGGCGGTGTAGGTGTCACAGAGGATAACTTTACAGCGATATGAAACATTGGGAACATCACCCTGAGCCAGTAGAAGGATGCTTTGGCTGTAAGGGTTTAAGTATACAGATGAACACTGGTGATGCACATAGCCAAAGGTCTATGCCAACTAAAGCATTTAATAAAGAATTGGATGCCTACAAAGAGGCGAGAGCCCAGGGTATCCAGCCTGCTGGAACTTCTATGAAGAAGATTCAAGAGGCAGTTAAGGCTAGTGAGATACTGGGTAAACCTTATGACTCTAGCAAAATGGCACCAACAAAACATATAAACAAACAATCAGCAGCAGTACTTAATCAACTAGGAGCATAATATGCCAATGGTAAATGGAAAAGAATTTTCATACGGTAAAAAAGGTATGGCTATGGCAAAGAAAGAAGCCAAGAAGTCAGGTAAGAAAATGGTTATGAAGGCTGGAGCCAAGAAGATGGCTATGAAAAAAATGGGTAAGAAGAAGTAGTCAATCTAACTATAGAAAGTAAAACAATGAACGAGCAAGAATATGAGAATAGAAAATCGTGGCTTATAGACACGGCAGAAACGCCTAAAGATAGAAAGAATCTTCCAAAAGAATTGGCTGACCTTAAGAAACTTTATAAGGCTAGTAGAAAAGCAGGCGGAATAGATAACTCTAATGCTAAGGCTCACGTTGCTGAACTCTATAGAAACACAAGGTCAATCAAATATAAACCGAACACCAAACTTGGTGGACGTGAGATGGACCCTACAAAGATTCCAGGTTTTAAATTTGGAGGAGGAACAGAGTAAAATGGCAAAGATACGCAGAATGCAAGGTTACAGTCCTACTGCATCACAGATATCAGGTTTAAGGAAAAAACCAATTGCGGCAGAAGATTATATTTATGCCCTTGAGGTAGCAGGTCAACCTGCTGCAACCGATAAAGAAAGAGCAATTAAGGCACAAGCACAACAAGACGTCAAATATCTTGAGGCTAAGTATCCTGGTATTGCTGGAAAATTTAAATTGTTTGAAGACCGTGTTAAAAACACAGAGCCTATGAAAACTGTAAACCAAAAGAAAAGTAAATTAGGAAAGGCTAACTAATGGAGAAGAAAGTAAAACCAGGTAAGGCTTATACAAAGTCTGGTGTAAAAACAATTAGTGGTAGTGCAGATACAACTGCTTTGCCCTCGCCAACCCTAAGACCTAGTAGCCGAGGCTTTGCTAAAATGCGTAGCAACTTTGAAGACCAATCAGGTGTCGGACCAGTTTATCGCTGGACATCTGGCAGATTTTCGCGGTAACAATGTCGTCAGGACAATTGAAACCGCACTACGGTTTTAACTCTGTGCAAATCAAAGATGGATATGTAGTGCGGTTAAACAAGAATGGAACAGTAAGAGCAGTACTAGGAAAGTATGGGGAATATGGCAAGCAAAGCGGACCCAAGGCTTAAGAGGGCTGGCGTATCTGGTTTTAATAAACCTAAGCGCACCCCTGGACATCCAAAGAAGTCACACATTGTAGTGGCTAAACAAGGTAGCCAAGTCAAGACTATTCGTTTCGGCGAACAAGGTGCTGAGACTGCAGGCAAGCCAAAGGCTGGAGAGTCTGAAAGAATGAAGAACAAGCGTGCATCTTTCAAAGCACGCCATAGCAAGAACATTGCCAAAGGTAAACTAAGTGCTGCCTATTGGGCAGATAAGGTGAAGTGGTGAAGAAGAAAGCAAAGCCTAAGGCTAAATCTAAAGTCAATGAGGCTGGTAACTACACTAAGCCTGGTATGCGTAAAGCACTATTCAATAAAATTAAAGCAGGTTCCAAGGGTGGAGACCCAGGAGAATGGTCTGCTCGTAAGGCACAGTTACTTGCTGTGCAATACAAGAAGGCAGGCGGAGGATATAAATAGTGGCACTGGCTAAATCACAGAAGTCTTTAAAGAGTTGGACTAAGCAGAAGTGGAAAACTTCTGATGGCAAACCTTCTAAGGGTAAGAAGAGATATCTACCTGAAGCAGCGTGGGCTAATCTAACTCCTGCTGAGAAGGCTGCTACTAATAGAGCAAAAGCCCAAGGTAATAAAAAGGGCAAACAATTTGTTAAACAACCAAAATCGATAGCAAAGAAAACGGCTGGGTATAGATAATGGCAACAGGTGTAGCAGGTAGTTCATTCACAAGCGAACTTAATCGCTTAGCAAATAGTGGGACATATCCAGCATTGAGTTCATATCTGACTGCTACTGCTGCTGCTAATGGGTATGCAGGGACAACAGGTAAGACACTCATTGGAGCACTTAACCTAGAGGCTGATGCTAATCGTCAACCTAATGACTTTAAGGCTTTGGGCGGTATATGTAATGAACTTGCTGGAACTACTAACCTTTCACCTATGGAAGCCTTAAGGAGTATTGACGTATGACAACACTTGCAGAAATGATTGATGAAGTTCTTATCAATCTTTCAGGCTATACCTATCAACAAGACAGAAGCACATACCTTACTGCTGCAGTCACAACATTAACTTCCCCTAGTTCTTCGCCAACAATCTTGAGCCTCGGCTCCACCGATTCAGTAGGTAAAGGTGTCCTAGAGGTAGGCGAAGAGTTGATGTGGGTTGACTCATTTGACCGTATTGCTAACACAGCAACTGTTGCGCCCTATGGGCGTGGCTATCTAGGCACTACTGCCTCAACTGCTGCCGTAGATACCAAGGTCACAATCTCCCCTATATTTCCTAGGTATGTAATTAAGAAGGCTATCAACGATACTATCCGAGCAGTCGGAACTCAACTGATGGTTGTAAAGCAAACTACCTTTACCTTTAACGCAGCCCAAAACACTTATGACTTAAGTAATCTTAATATTGAATCTATCCTTACTGTTATGTGGCAAGACATTGGGCCATCTTTGGAATGGATTAGAGTCAATCGTTATGACTTTGACCCCTTAGCAGAGGCAACTTACTGGGGTGAGGGCAGTCAAACAATTAGCATTTATGATTATATTACCTCTGGTCGTACAGTAAAACTTATGTACGTTACCCAACCTACAGCATTCACATCTAACAGCCAAACTTTTACAACTCAGACAGGATATCCCGAATCAGCAAGAGACGTAATAATTTTAGGTGCAGCGTATAGACTACTTGCTTATCTTGACCCAGCACGTGCGTCTCAGATTAGCCCACAGGCTGATGAGATTGACGCCAAGCGTCCGTTCGGTTCATCTAATAATGCTACTCGTCAACTCTTTGCTCTCTATCAGCAGAGACTAAGAGAAGAAATTTCTTCTTTCCAAGGTCAGTACCCTCCCCGCATTCGTTTTAACCGATAGGAACATAAATGCCAATACGTCAATACTCGTCTCGTAGCCAACAGTCAACACTGACTAGTGCTATAACCGCAGGTGCTGCTACTATGACAGTAGTTAACGGCTCAGCCTTAATGGGTGGTCAGAGCATTCCTGCAGGTAGAACCTTTACTTTAGTTATAGATGTAGATACTGCTCTTGAAGAAATCGTAGATGCTACGGCGGTATCTACCAATACATTTACAATCACTCGAGCCATTGATGGTTCATCTGCACAGTCACACTCAGCAGGTGCCGTAGTAAGACATATGGCTATCGGTAGAGATTACCGTGATGCCAACCTACATACCCAGGCTGCTGCCTCTTACAATGATGGCGCAGGTAATGCCCAGTCAATGCACGGCATTGCATCTGGTGAAGGTGATGTAGTAGGTACAGACAAGGCACAGACTCTCACTAACAAGACTCTTACTAGCCCTACAATTTCTAACCCTACCTTTACTGGTACCCCGCTTGCTGCTGCAAGCATATCTTTTGAGGGTGCTACGGCTGATGACTATGAAACTATCCTGACTGTAGTTGACCCTACTCAGGATAATACAATCACCCTACCTAATACCACAGGTACGGTAGTCATTGTTGATGCTACTCAGACCCTGACCAATAAGACCCTGACCAGCCCTACCATCTCTGGTAGCCCTGTCATCACTGGTCTATCTAGCGCAGGTATGTCTGCCTCCTCGGCTACGCCGAAAGATTATGTAGATGCCATCCTAGGCTCAGCAACGGCTGCAGCCACTTCAGCAGCATCGGCTGCTACAAGTGCTGCTTCTGCTGCTACTAGTGCCACAAGTGCCTCTAATAGCGCCACAGCCTCGGCAACGAGTGCCTCAGCAGCAGCCACAAGCGCTACTAGCGCAGCCACCTCGGCTACTTCTGCAGCGGCTTCTGCCACAGCAGCGGCTACTAGTGCAACTAGTGCTGCAGCCAGTGAAGCAGGAGTCACAGCCTCCGCTTCTGCTGCTGCAACTTCTGCTGCTTCGGCTAGCACCTCGGCATCTTCAGCCTTAACCTCGGCTAACTCAGCCAGTACTTCGGCTTCTTCAGCCCAGACCTTTGCTTCAACTATGGCAGCCAGTGTAACTGCTGCTGCATCTTCTGCAACTGCTGCTGCAACCAGCGCCACAAGCGCTGCTGCTAGTGCTACTGCTGCAGCGACAAGTGCTTCATCTGCAGCAACTAGCGCATCTAGCGCTTTGACTTCTGCTAACTCTGCTAACGCTGATGCTATTACTGCTGCTGCTTCTGTGGCATCCATTGCAGGATATGCAACTGATGCTATTAACTCAGCATCTGCTGCTGCTACATCAGCCGCTTCTGCTGCTGCTTCAACATCTGCCGCAGCCGCATCAGCAACTAGCGCAGCAACTAGTGCTACTTCAGCAGCCACATCAGCAACCAGTGCTGCTGCTTCTTATGATTCCTTTGATGATAGATACCTTGGTGCTAAGTCATCTCCACCTACTTTAGATAATGATGGTCAAGCATTACTAACTGGAGCCCTTTATTGGAACACAGGTGATAACCAGATGTATGTCTGGAGTGGTAGTGCTTGGATTGAAATTTCATCTACTGCTGCTTTGTTTCGTTTTAGGTTTACAGCAACAGGCGGAGAAACTTCTGAGTCAGGTGTAGATGACAACGGTAATACTCTTTCCTACCTAGTAGGCAAAGAGCAGGTATATCTTAATGGTGTATTGCTAGTTCGTGCTCAGGACTACACAGCAACTAACGGCACAAGCATTGCATCTTTAAGCCCTGCTTTGGCAGCCAACGATGTTTTAGAAATTATTACCTTTACAGCCTTTGATGTTGCTACCGCAATTCCTAACTCACTCTTTGATGCTAAAGGCGATTTACTGGTGGCAACTTCGGCAGATACCCCAGGCAAGATTACAGTTGCATCTACCAATGGTTATATCTTAAGTGCTAACTCAGCAACCGCAACAGGTCTTGAGTGGATTGCTAATGACCAAGGTGACTTGACTGCAGTTACTGCAGGCACAGGTATTACTGTCACTAATTCAACTGGTCCAATACCTACGGTTGCCTTTGATTACCGCGCTGGTTCAGCAGTAACTCTTAATGCTCAGACTGCTAGTTATACTTTAGTACTTGCTGATGCTGACCAGAAGTTAGTAACCTTATCTGTGGCTAGTGCTAATACAGTTTCAATTCCAACTAATGCTAGCGTTGCTTATCCTACTGGTTCAGTTATCAATGTAATCCAGATAGGAGCAGGACAGACTACTATCCAGGCTTCATCTTCTGGCACTACTACGATACAATCAACAGGTGCTGCAACAGCAGCCCCTAAGTTAAGAGCGCAGTATTCGGCTGCATCCTGCATCAAGGTTGCTACCGATACTTGGTATGTTGTAGGAGATATAGCATAATGAGTTTACTGGGCATTATTGCTAGTCAAAATTATCCGCGCACTATAAGTTTTACTTTAGATTATTTAGTTGTTGCAGGCGGCGGAGGCGGTGGCACAAATCGTGGTGCTGGTGGTGGGGCAGGTGGATTAAGGGCTTCGGTTGCAACAACAGGCGGTGGTGGTTCAACAGAGTCATCTTTAACGCGTAACACTTCTACTTCTTACACAATAACAATTGGTGGCGGCGGCGCGGGGGGCTCGCAATCAGGCCATCGAGGTTCTAGTGGCGTAAACAGCGTATTTGACACAATAACCTCAACGGGCGGTGGCGGTGGCGGTGGAAATGTATCTATGGAATCAGGATTAAATGGTGGTTCTGGAGGTGGTCAAGGACACGCTGGTTCAGGAGCGCCTGGTACAGGCACTGCAAATCAAGGTCGTGATGGTGGCCCTAAAACTAGTACTGCTGCAGGCGGTGGCGGAGGCGCAAGCGGTGCAGGAAATGGCGCTTCTGGTAATGTTGGTGGCTCTGGTGGCGCTGGAGTTTCTAATTCAATTACAGGTTCATCGGTTAATTATGCTGGTGGAGGTGGCGGGGGTTCTGGTGATAATTCAGGAAATGCCGCTGGTGGAAGCGGTGGCGGTGGTTATGGTGGAAATAATGCAAATTGGCCTAACACTAGAAATGGAACTACTAACTCAGGTTCAGGTGGTGGAGGTTCAGGAGAATTTCAAGATTCTGACGGCGGTGATGGCGGTAGCGGTGTAGTAATTTTGCGCTATCCAGATACTAGAACAATTAGTTTTGGCGTGGGTGTAACAGGCACAGAAAGCGCCGCAAGTGGTGGATATAAAAGAGCAACTATTACTGCAGCAACTGCTGGAACTGTGAGTTGGGCATAATGGCACATTACGCTTGGATTGACGAAAATAATTTAGTAGTTAATGTGACAGTTGGTGTTGATGAAAATGTAGTGCAACAAGGTATTGGCGGCTCCAGTGATGCTTGGGAAGCGTTTTATTCTGAGGCAACTGGATACATTATCAAGCGCACTTCATACAATAACAATATACGCAAGCAATACGCTGGCATAGGTTATAGTTATAATCCCGTGGCAGATGTGTTTATTGCCCCACAGCCTTACCCATCTTGGTCGCTAGATAGCAACCACGACTGGCAACCACCAACACCTAGACCTGAAGGATTTGGTTGGTATTGGGATGAAGAAAGTCTAACCTGGAAAGAGGTAGTCAATGACTAAAGCAAGAGACTTGGGCGACAATGCCCAAAATACTAAACCCAAGGTAGTAGACGCCAAGGGCGATTTGATTGTCGGCACTGGTGCTGATACTGCTAGTAGATTAGAGGTTGGTACAAACGATTATATTCTTACAGCCGCGAGTGGTGAAACGACAGGATTAAAATGGTCTGCCCCTGCTTCTGGTGGAGTGAATAAAAACTACTTAATCAATGGTGGTTTTGCTATTGCTCAAAGAGGCACTTCTTTTACTGCTTCTAACAATAATGATGATGCCTACACTTTAGACCGCTGGTATATTCTTTCAGACACTAACGATGTTATTGATGTTACCCAAGATACAACCACAGTTCCAACTAACGGCCAATTTGCTATTGCCTTAGATGTAGAAACTGTTAATAAAAAGTTTGGTATAGCAACTATTATTGAAAATAAAGATTGTGTTGGTTTAATTGGCAACACAGTAACCTTTAGTTTTAAAGCCAAAGTATCTAGCACTTCTAAGTTAGACAATGTAAAGGCCGCTATTGTGGCTTGGTCAGGCACAGCAGACACAGTAACAAGCGACATCATAAGTGCTTGGGGCGCGGAAGGTACTAATCCTACGCTGATTGCTAATGCTACCTATGAAAATAGTCCAGCAAATCTTAACCTTACTACTTCTTATGCCACCTATTCAGTATCGGCGGCAGTAGATACAGCCAGCACAAAGAACATTATTTTGTTTATTTGGTCTGATGTAACTGATACCACTTTAGGCGATTTTCTTTATATTGCTGAATCTAAGTTAGAACTTGGCTCAAGTGCTACTGCATTTCAATATTCTGGCGGAACTATTCAAGGCGAATTAGCCAATTGCCTAAGATATTTCAAGCAATATTCGGCTGCTGATTCGGCTAACTTAATTTTTTCTCCTATAGCAATTACCGCAAACAGTGCGCAAGCAACTGGGCCGATTCCACTTGTAGTGTCTATGCGAGCAATTCCATCACTTAGTGTATCTGCAGTAGGAGATTTTAGTTTATCTGATGGTACAGTAAGTTTTGCTTCAACATCAATAACATTATCATCAAGTTTTTCTAGCACTGATGGTGCGGTTGTGACAGTAGGTAATGCAGGAACTATGTCTCACCCTGGCGCACCTTTTAGATTAGAGGCAAACACAACAAGCGCAAGATTAAACCTATCATCGGAGTTATAAAAATGAACTACACATATCAAGAAATTATTATCAATAATAAATTAGAATGTATTGCTCGTTCAGATGGTCTAATGATTCCGTTGGATAATCGCAACGTTGATTATATTGAATACTTGAGTTGGCAAGAAAATCAGGCCTAGCATAATCTTAAGAGATAATTTAATAAAATAACCAAAACGAAAGCAGGGGACAATGATACAAAAGCAAGAGACAGTGGCTATCGGTTGGTGCGACAATGGCACCACCGATGGTAAGTTTACCGAAGGGTTAATGACAGCAGTAATTGCTGGTCCTAACAATGGTATGCGCTTTACTACTAGCATACGTGTGCAGGGTAATCAGATAGGCAGACAACGCCAGATACTCTTTGACTACTGGGCAGATAAACTAAAGACAGACTGGATACTATGGGTAGATTCAGACATAGTTTTAAGTCTTGAGGCTATCCAGAAACTCTGGCAGACAGCCGATAAGATTAATAGACCAGTAGTTAGCGGTGTTTACTTCATATCTAAGGAGAACGAGGGCAGTCTTATGCGCCCGTTCCCAGTTTTATTCGATGATGTAGATGAGTTTCAAGTCCGCTATCACCACCCATTACCTGACAACCAAGTAATCAAGGTTGACTGTGCAGGGTTTGGCTTTGTCCTAATGCATAAGTCTATTGTTCCTAAACTGCGTGAAGCACACCCTGGTAAGGGTATGTTTATGGAGACTGGTGATGGCAAAGATGAGCATTTTGTCGGCGAAGATATTATCTTTTTCCGCCGTATGAAGGCAGCAGGTATACCACTACACGCTCATACTGGAGCACTGGTAAAACATATGAAACGCTTTAGCGTTGACTATGACTACTATGCATTGTATTGGGCTAACGAACATTTAAAGACAAAACTTATGGAACAAGAGCAACAAGGAGAATAAGTGGCTGGTCGTGATATTACAGAAGGTCGCGGTTCTAATGTCGCGGACGTTGGTTATGCTATCGCTGTTGATGTTGGTGTAGTTGCTACTGATGCTATCTGGCAGAATACTGATATAGCCTATGATGTTGCTATCGGTGGTATGCCATTCATCTATGCCATCAATGATGCTAACCCATATATTCGCCAGACTGCTCCTTATAGAAAAGAACAATTCGATAATCAAACCGAGCCTGGTGAGCAGACCCTCACTGGTTGGTGGATTAGAAGCCAGACTTCCTTTCATAGCGGAACAGGAATTACTTTCTTTGACCCTGCTTTAGTAATTAATGAAAGCACATACCGCTTTGCCGACAGTCGTAATGTAGACGTTTGGACTAAAGGCGAAGTAACCCTACTTAATGCAGTAGACGAAGAGCACTATGTAACAGGAGCAGTATCTAGTAACCTAAGAGCAAATCAATCTTTACGCTCTATTAAATATGGCGGCATTCAAGGTGTTCTTTTAAGAGATGAATATGATGTAGATAAGATTGCTCAAGATGGAACTGTCACTCACTTTGTTGATTATGTTTCTGGCACCGATGACAAAGTATTTGCTATCTGTGATGATGGAACTACTGCCTATTGGGTCACCAATGATACTGGCCCATCAGGCAAACTAGAGGTAAATAAGAAAGCCCTTACTGGTGATGCTTCTACTTCTGCAACAGTTATGTTTACAGCCAATGGTATTACTGTAACTAATGCGGTAATGGAGTTTGTCAAAGAGCGTATTGTTATGTGTGCTAATGACAAGGTATATGAGTTCTCCTCAGCAGCCTCAGCCCTACCTACTGCAGTC